GTCCAGCTTCGGTACCTCGCCAGCGTAGAGCATGGCGATGAGCTGTCGCGTACTCTTAGCCCAGCCAATCTTGCTGTCCGCTACGACAATCGTGGTGGCCGTGTCGGCAAACTCTTCAGCCACAACGGGCAGCTTCTTGACTTCTTCACGCTCCACGCTGAAGCCTACGCCCGTGCCGCAGAGTAGGATGTACATCAGCTCGTCGAAAGCCTTCGGGTCGTTGATGGCAAGGTAGGCGCAGTTGAAGCCAGCCACGTTATCACGGTCCAGGGCAGGGCCAGCCGTCATGAGGGCGCGCATGCTGGGCACTACGTCAAGGTCATGGATGGCTTTCTTGAAGCGCGTGGCTTCGTTGCTGCCAATCATGCCCTTGTCTTTCCAATAGGAAACATAACGGTTGACAGTCTCGTCCCACGTTTCGCGGCGCTGCTCGTCGTCCAGCCAGCGTGCGTAGCGTGATGATGCAATGAATTGCTGGTAAGCAGATAGTTCAGACATAGTTTTTGGTCTTCCCATTAATTAGTTTGTGAATTGTCATGGCGGTTACGCCCAACTCTTCCGCGATTTTCTTGTACGAAAGGCCCATTTCTCTTAGCTCAAAGGCCACCGCAACCTCTTCTTCGTTGAGAGCGCATTGTGCTTTTCCCTGAAGTTTGTTGAAGCGCGGCTTCTCTTCCCATATAAGCTCGTTCTCAAGCGCCAAAGCCTCCGCCTTGGTCAGGCCATGCTCCTCAATGTGTACGATTTCTGGCGGAAGGTAGCCCGCGTCTATCAGAGCCGAAGCCCACTGAGCGTGTTCATAATTCCTGCCTACGCCTGAGCTGTGCGGGTTGGTGCGATAGGCACCAAGGTGCCAAGCTCTTGAGCCGCGCCCGTGCCCAATGTAAACTGTATCATTGTACAGCCCTAGGCTCGTTGGGTCTTTGTGTCTGTACACGTAATACGTCCGATCTTCCGTCGGAATCATTATTGTTCACTCCTTTGTTGAAATACATACGTTCTAGTTTGTCAAGCTTCTTAGACACTTGGTCTAGTAATCTTTCCAGCTCCTCGATACGAAGCGCTGAGGCTGAGCGGGGACGCATCCTAATTCCTCCATAATTTGTTCACGCTGCTCGTCGGTGTACCGTCGACACGGTGATTTCACAGCGCCTCCTCTTCAGGTGGCGTGTACTCGCTGAGCCGGCCAGTCTCCATGTCGTAGAGCAGGTGACCGGCTGGTCCGGTGATGCCACTGAAGCGATTCTTAAGCACGCGAATGCGCGTGGTGTTGCGTTCAGTTGCACTCTCAGCTTGGCCGTTACGCTCCAAGCCGATTACAAAGTCGCTGAGCTGAGCGATAGACGCACTGCCCCGCAATTGCGAGACGGACGTAACCGCTCCGTCCTCATGGCCCTTACCGTCGGGGCGCTTGAGGTGTGACACAGCGAACAGCACAATGCCCGTGTCTTGCGTAAGCGTACGCAGCTTCGTCATGATTTCGTCAAGGGCTTTGCGCTCGTCGCCTTGCTGCCCAGCAGAAACCAAGATGCTGATGTGGTCAAGCACGATGACGTTACAGTCCAGCGCCTTAGCCATGAAGCGCACACGGGACACAACATCATCAACGCTAGCGCCAATGTCAAAGCCAGCGTCCATGATGAACAGCCTGTCGTCCCCATACACACGGTCGTAGCAGTCTAGCCAATCCTTAGAGCCACGTTCCACCTTGCTGATGGGCAGGTGTAGCGGGGTGCTTAGGTCCACGCTCATGAAGCCTTCAGCGGTACGCTCTACGCTTTCTTCCATGAACAGGCAGCCGATACGGTTCTCCGTGGTGTTCTTAATGTGCATCACAATCTCACGCAGGATGCTAGACTTACCCAGCCCGCTGCCTGCTGTGATGGTGACCAGCTCCGTGGGACGAAAGCCGTACGTCAGCTCGTTAAGCTTAGCCCACGGGTACTCGCCAAGCTTGCGTGGCTTAGGCGCTAGCAGGCGCTCAAGCAGCTCCTCCTTAGACAACACACCCTTGGGCGTATACAGCGATGCCTGCCAGAACGCGTCCGTAAACTCCTTCTTGCGGCCAGCCTTGAGGTAGTCACACGCGTCCTTGCCGATGCGCGAATCAAGCTTCATGACGCGCAGCTTACCGGCGAACACCTCCGCTGCTTTCTCAATAGCTTCCTGGCCTGCAGAGTCGGCGTCAAAGCACAGGATGATTTCATCAAAACCATCAAGGAAATTGTACGCTGCCTTGAAGTCACGGCCAGCACCGCCAGCACCAGACTTTAGGGACACAACAGGTGACTTACCATCAAACATTTGGTTAGCTGCCACTGCGTCCAGCTCACCCTCAGTGACCACAATGCGTCGCTGCTGATGGTTGCCGTAGCGCTGCTGACCAAAGAGGCCAGCTTCCTTGGTGTTGCCTACAACAGTGAAGCCTTTGATGCTAACGGTACGCGCCTTGAAACCGATAGGCTCGCTGCTGTCTTCCCCAAAGTATGGGTAGTAGTGCTTGTCACCATCAACAACAACACCGTAATGTTTGGTGTACGTTGACGTGATGTTGCGCTCCGGGATGCTAGACGCAGGCGCTTCGGCCCACTTAGCAATCAAGCGCTCAAGCTCTAGGTCTTTCGTAAGTGTTACGCTAGGTGTGTCGATACGCTTCTCCGGTTTGCTGAAGGGCAGGTCGTTACGTGGCGCTGGCGTGTGCTTCTCGCAAACGAAACAAAACTTACTACCGTTACTGTATACAGCGTTACCATCGCTGCTACCGCAAGCTTCACAGCCCTCGTGTTTAACGAAGGTAGATTCGCTAGTGTTATACATTGTGTCCTCCGTAAAGGGCCTAATATTTTATCATGAATCGTGACAAAAGTCAACGCTCAATCATCGACATCAAGAGGTTGGCCACTTTCTCTCCATACTCTTTAGTGATGTCACGCATTGCAATTGTGGAGTCAGTCTCCGGGTTTGTTAGGTAGTGGTACAATTCCTCCAGTTCAGGCCGTGTAATGTCCGTGTAGTGGTTACGCTCAGGCTCACTCGTCTTCGTCGTAGTCATCGTCGATGCGCTCCTCAGTGTCGTCATCATCATAGTCTTTAAAGAAGTCCCGCTCAGCACGGCTGCGGAGAGGCCCGTCACCGTGCATGTGTACGTCGTTACCGTCCACCATGGAGTAGTCCCCGGACGTGGTAGACAGCAGCGCAAAGCGAGCGTCACGCGTGTCTTCCATAGTGTCCCAAGTCGTAGCTTCGACTGTGTACTCTTTCATTGCTGCTCCTCGTTACTATCCAGCATTTCTTCAAGGGTTTCAATAGCTTGCGCAATGTCAATAAGCGAGCGCGCTTCGTTGTTGGTGAGCTGATGCTCCACCATAAACAGCGCTTCGTACGCTTCGCACAGCCCGTCAACGGCACGGATACGGCTCTCTTTAAGATTGTTCATCGTCCCAGCTCTCCTCAATCCATTTTTCGTAAGTTAAGAAACACTTCCGGTGGTAGGACCAGAAACGACACTGCTTGTAAACATCAGACATACCACTCTCCATTACCAGTAATTAATTCAATCATAACGCCACCATCCTGTGATTGATAACAACCTGCACCGTCACGTCCCACTCTGTGGCGTAAGCATACGCTGCTGCCATCTGTTTTGCAATGTCAAGCACACGCTCGCGCACGTCCCCGTTCGCATGATCGGACCAGAACGGCAGCGTTACGGCAGGCTCTGGGTCTGGTCCGCAGTAGATTAGCACCTGAGCGTCCGCCTCGTAGCTCTCAGGCGACGTAAACGGGTTAGGCATAGGGCTGTACCGCCTAGCCTCAGCGGCCCGCACAGCGGCTTCTGCGGCCTCCTGCCCTGCCTGGATTAATTCGGCTGTCGTCATGGTCACAGGCCGTACTCCTCTTGCCAATCCGTAATCGCTTCCATGTAGTCGTCAATCGGCTGCGAATACAGCGAGTCTATGGCTTCCGCTAGTGCTTCCTCAAAGCCAGCGAAGCGCTTGCCAACAGCTAGGAGCAAGGGCGTCAGGTCGTCCCCGATGGGGATGTATAGCTCGTCCGCATCGCCTGCCGCTATGGTTTCGCGGAGCCACTCTTGCGCCAACCCTTCCCGAATCTTTGCTTTTTCGCAGAGCCATTCGTAGTGGTCGTCATAGTCTATGTTAGCCATTGTGCATACCTCATACAGCTATAGGGGGTACAGATAATGTTTCTTAATTGTTACGCTTGCGAAAGCGCCGACGGACCAGCGCCACCAATTCAAACACTGCGAACACTGGGCCAAGCGCCACGATAAACACATACTCCCAGAAGTTTAGCGGCGTTTCGTCCGGGTGCTGGAAGTCTTCGGCCCATGACGCGAGCGCACAGCCCACGCCAAGGATAGCGTAAACGGTCAGGATGTTAA